ATCACTGTCACACTGGCCATGAATATGCAGCATCCTGCAGAAATATCTCAGAATAACTTAACGTATTGAACACTGTATAAAGTAGCGCGTTAGTGTCTACTAACTTAAGGTATCGATGCAGCTAGTGCACTGCCCTAACCCTGGTCCCCGTGCGTCGCTGCGCCATGCCAGCACCTTGATCCGCTGACTGACAGGTACGGGGGGGGAGGGTTAGGCTCAGATAATTTTAGTTTTAGCTATACACCCAAGCGCAGGAAACAGTAAAACCCAATGTCAAAAGAGTCCGTGTGCAGCAGGAAACACAATTTCCCATTTACAAAGAACCTTTGACACTTTCCTCCCACCTAATTCTGTGATACCCTAAATTATGGAAACATCAGTACCAAGCTGGCTGGAGAACCAGGTAACCAGCACACCACAACCCACCAGCCCCCCACCGGCCTCTGCCAGCACCACGCTGGTCAAGTACCCGCGCACCGCTGAAGAACTCACCCTCATGGAGATAACCCATGAGAACTTCATGCTCGCGGCGCTGGACAGGATCGCCCTCGGACACCCGCTTAAAGACATTATTGAAGATGACCCGCGTGGTATCTCGATGGTCGAGTTCATCCGGTGGGTCAGAAAAGACAAGGAGCGGTTGGCGCAGTGGAGAGAAGCTGAAGAGATTGCAGCAGAGGTGCTGATCATGCAGACCCTGGGGATCGCGGAAGGGAAGGACTCGATGGAGGACACCAACCGGTCTACGCTGCGGGTGCAGAACAACTGGAGGGTAGCTGCGGCCTACTCGCCCAAGCGGTTCGGTAAGGACACGGCAGCAGTGGGTAATGCTGGCAGTGGTGGAGTGACTATTAACATTGGTATGGTGGAGAGTCCGTACACTGTTGACAACAAGCCGACGGTTGCGCTGGGTGACGTGACTGATGTATGATGCGCTCAACCACAAGTGAGGTTGTATGGTTCCAGCGTGTTACCCCAGCAAGATCAGCAGTACCACGGGCTTGAGAGAGGCTGTGGTGTTCGCGCTGCCATCCGTCACCGGGCTGGTGCGCTGGTCTGACTACATCCCGGTCAAGCTGGTGGCTTCGGCTGACGCTGCCCTTGAGGGTCGCACGGACGCTGGTGGGTTCATCCCGATGGACATGCTCTCGTCTAACACCGGCCTGATGGGGTGGGTGGACTACCTGCCTGTCTACGTTGACAACAGTGCGACGGACGCCTGGGCGATCACTGCCACGGGGTTCATTCCTTACGCTGCGTCGGGAGGTGGGTCATCCCCTGCCTTCACAGTCACGATGACTGCGCTCAGCAATGCATCTGGTGTGGTGACTACGCTGGCGTATATCAATGCGGGGAGTGGTTCGCCCGCCTTCACCGCGACCCTCACAGCGTTGACCAATGCAACCGGGGTTGTGACTACGCTGGCTTATATCAATGCAGCAAGTAGCTCGCTCACACTCTCCGTCACTGAGAGCGTGGCAAGCGGCGTGGCTCCGTTGGCTGTGTTCTTCGATGCGACTGCAAGCACTTCGACAGAGACGACCCGGCCATTCCATGACGTTACCTACTGGTGGGACTTTGGCGACACCAGCGCAGGCGCATGGGGCAATGGAACTGGAGCGAACACCAGCCGGAACTCTGCTTATGGCCCTGTAACTGCTCACCTGTTTGAAACCGCTGGAGACCACACGGTAACGCTGTGGGGGTATGACGGCGTAACGCTGACCAGTACATCCAAGACGATCACGGTAACGGCTGCAGATACAGAGTGGGCTGGGGCAAAGACGGTTTGCTACTCGACCAACACGGACTTCACAGGCGCACCGGCTGGTTGCGTTCAGGTGCCAAATGTTACCGACATTTCGGCTTCTTACTTAGCGAACAAGGGCACTGGAAACAAGCGCCATTTGCTCCACGATGGGCAGACGTTCGCCATTGCTTCGCGTCTTGACATTGATGTTGCTGGCCCCTCCATGATTGGCAAGTTCGGAAGCGGTGCAGACCCAATCATCAGCAGCACGCTGTCTGCCACTTCTGTGATCGGGCTTTCCAAATCAACCACCCCAACGGGCGTGTCTGATTGGCGCTTTCAGGACTTCACGATTGACTGCGGAAACCGGAACAACAGTTCGGCATTCGCAAGCAACGGCAGTTATTCAAAGATGCTGTTCAACCGGGTCTACATGACGCGGTGCGGCTATGGACTTCTCATGTCTGGAAGCACACTGAATGCTTTGAATGCTTCGGTGCCCTACACGCATGCAATGTGGGATCAGGTGTACATGGTGGATTCCACTATTTACGACCTGTACACCTCTGCGTCCGGTCCTAACGCGATCTTTGCAAACGCCAGCCGCGTTGCTGTTATGGGCAACAACATCAACAACAACGGCAATGGCGAGCACGGAATTCGCTTCCAGTATTGCAATCGCGGCGTGTTCAGCAGCAACACCATTCAAGGTATCGCAGCTACAAAGGTCAACCTGACGATACGCGGCGCACCCTACGGCGGCGATGTGACCCAAGTAGGCCCGGGCGTGTACTCCGAGAAGGTTGTTATTTCTGACAACTACATGATCGGCGGCGCATCCGTTGGCATGGTGGGTTTTGGCCCTCAGAACGGCATAAGCGACGAGCGTGGCAGGAACTTCCTGTTTGAGCGCAATTACCTGGTTGGCACTGCCACAACGCAGAACACCGTGCAGATTTGCTACGAAGACTTCACGATGCGCAATAACTTCCTGTCGCTCCCTGCGGGCGCGGGTGGTGGGTATTTTTTTGGAGCGCAGCCGAGCGGACAAGTGCCATGCCCAACTCGGGTGCACATCTACAACAACACGTGCTACCACGCTGGCAACGGTCCGTACAACTGGGCGCTGTTCACGGTCAACATCAACAACGATAGCGGAACGCCGATTGACCAGACGCTGCCGGGCTGCACGTTCGAGGTGAAGAACAACCTTCTGTACTGCCCCAACAAGCCTGCAAGTTGGTACAACATGACCTACAAGGATGCTGCAGCTCAGTCCACGACGACCGAGAGCAATAACACGGCAAACGCAAGCAACACCACCAGCCCGCTATTTGCGACCACACCGCCCACAGCTATCGCGCACTTCACGCCTGGAAGCGGAAGTTATGCCAACGGGACAGGGGTAAACGTCAAGAACTGGCGCGACTTCTACAACACGGCCACTCAAGCCACACCTGATATGGGAGCGGTAGTCATATGACTCTGAAATTTGCAGCCTCAAACAACATCCTTGCCACAAACGCGGGGTCTGTTGCATCGTCAGCCGAAAGGGCTGTCCGGTGCCGGATACCGTTCTACATCGGTAGCGGTAGCCTTTCGAACATTGTGCTTTCGTTCCAAGGCTTTTACGTTACTGCCAGCAGTGCGCCGAACTACGCAAACTCTTACAGCATCGTCAAAGCAGCCATTGAAAAGGATGGGAATGCATCGAGCGTGCCCGTTTACTTCGGTGGCGTGCGAAATAAGACCGTCAACCCCGGCGATGTCGATATTAAAAGTGATGCCGTGCTGCCATCGTCTTTTTCGCTTGGTTCGTTTGGGCGCGACGAGTTGTATTGGTTGCGCCTTGAATACTCGGTTGTAAATGCGACTGACATACTCCCCGGTGGAAACCTTCATTACGACATATACGGGTATCCTGGCTCTGTTGGCTTACGCATAGACACTGGTACATATGCCGGGGGTGCCGTAGATTCATACGGGGTATTGAGCATTGGCGGAAGTGGTTGGTCAGAGTTCGCTTTGCCAATGGTCCCGTTTGTTTTGGGCACGCACACTTCTGGCGCTGCGGCAAAAAAGACATTTATCCTGATCGGTGACTCTATTACATCGGGGCTTTCTGGAGATGGGGCAGCAACTAATACAAAAGGTATGCGGGGGATGACAAGGGGCCTTGCAGATACAGGCCGGACAACCGGGCACTACGGCGGGGCAAATTTCGGTGTCGGTAGCGCAGACGCAACGCTTTGGACGGGAGCTAGTGGGGCAAAGTTGACGCCGTTCCTACCTTACGCGGGTTATGCGTTTGAGGAATTTGGCGTAAACCTATACCCCGGCGCTCCGGGGGCTTCTGCAGCTACCGCAGTGGCGCAAAGCCGCGTTATCTGGGACGCCTGTGCAGCAGTATCAACGGATGTTTTGCGGCTCAAGCTATTGCCATACACAACCAGCGACGGTGTTACCGCAATACACTCGGCATTCCAATCCGGCGGAAATGCGCGAGCATTTAACGTGGCGCTGGAATCCGAAGTAGGCATTACCGTTGTAGCCAGAAATAGCCTGCGGGTAAGTGCCACAGAAGGCACGGACGGTTTCTATCAGTGGGCTGGAACAACAACCAATCAATCTGATGGTCTACATCCAAACGCGGCAGGCGTTTTACTAGATGCGATTGACTTGCGGGCAGTTATTGCGGCATTGCCTGATGTGGCAGCAACCATCAGCACCATCACCGGCACCACAGCCACAGAAGCAAGCGCAGTCGTTTTCACCGTCACCATGTCCGGCACAGGTGGACTAACCGGCGCTTACTCATGGTCCGGCACGGCAACAAGCGCAGACTACACGCAGACCCTGACCAATGGCATGTTCACCACGACGGGCGGCAGTGGTTCCGTCACTGTCAGCGGTGGCAACATCGTTGTGCCGTCCGCAGTAACAGCGTTTGAAGTTGCCGTACCCACAACGACTGACACCCTAGACGAAGCAGATGAAACCATCCGTCTGGTGTTCGGTGGCGTCACTTCCTCAAGCGGCACGATCAACGACGACGATGCAGCACCAACGATCACGGGCACAACATCGCAGACAGTGACCGCAGGCTCTCCCGTGGTCATCACCTACAGCCCCGGTCTGTCCGGTCAGACTCGCACCTACACGCTTGCACTGACTGACGGCACGGCAACGGGCGGTACAGACTACGACAACACCACGGTGACCGGAGACTTTGCAGTGACCGCAGGCACTGGCTCTGTGGCCTACTCCGCGGGAACCGTTACGGTGGACCCCGGCGTAACTGAGTTCACTTTGTCGATTGGGACGACTGCTTGAGTACCCTTGATTTCAAGCTGCTCAAGTGGCAGCGAGAGGTGATGACCTCCAAGGCGCGGTTCAAGGTGGTCGTAGCAGGTCGTCGCTGCGGGAAAACAAGGTTCTCAGCCATTGACATGATCGTCAAGGGGTTGGAGTGTACCCACACCGATGCGACGGTGCTGTACGTGGCACCAACCTACGGCATGGCTAAGACCCTGATGTGGGACTTGCTGAACAGTTTGGCACAGCCGGTGATCCAGAAAGCGAATATCAACGATGGCGAGATTACCCTGATCAACGGGGTCAAGCTGCGGATACGTGGGTCAGATAACCCCGATGCGTTGCGAGGCTTCAAGTTGTACCACGTGGTGACGGACGAGTCCAAAGACTTTAAGTTGAACGTATGGCCCCTGATCATCCGTCCTGCATTGTCCGACTTGAAGGGTACGGCGCTGATCATCGGGACACCCGAGCCGGGTGAGTCGGAGTTCCGTGACCAGTATGAGTTGGGGCTAGGTGATGACCCCGAGTGGGCATCGTGGCACTTCACGACCCTGGACAACGAGTTGATCGACCCCAAGGAGATCGAGGCTGCTCGGCGCACCCTGAGTACCGCCCACTTCGCGCAGGAGTATGAGGCGTCGTTCGACACGATGGGTGAGAACATCTTTAAGGAGTCGTGGTTGCTGTACTCACCCGACAAGCCGCGACAGGGCACAACGTTCATCGCTGTTGACCCTGCTGGCTATGAGGCGGTAGCAGACTCGACTAAGAAGAAGCACCTGGACAACACAGCCATCGCAGTAGTGGTCGTGACCGATGATGGGAAGTGGTGGGTGCAGAAGATTGAGTATGGACGCTGGGACGTGCGAGAGACTGCGGTGCGGATACTGATGGCGATACGCACCCACAAGCCGATGATCGTGGGTGTGGAGCGTGGGGCACTGGCTCGGGCGTTGATGCCTTATCTCACCGACCTAATGCGCA